ATATCTAATACAATACGTACATGAAAGGAAACAACATGTTACGAATCTTTATTGGATATGATTCTCGTGAGCATGTGCCCTATGAAGTGTGTAAGCATTCCATAAGAAGGCACTCTTCTGCTCCCGTAGATATAATTAAATTAGAACACAGAGAGTTACGAAGACAAGGACTCTTTGATAGGCCTTGGAATATACAGGGTGATGGACAGTACATGGATATCACAGATGGTAAACCATTCTCTACTGAGTTCTCTCACACTAGGTTCTTGGTACCTGAAATATGTAGACGCAATGGAATGACAGAGGGATGGGCAATGTTTGTTGACTCTGATTTCCTTTTCCGTTCTGACGTTGCTGAGCTATTTGATATGGTTAATAATGATTATGCAGTCATGTGTGTCAAGCATGATTATAATCCTGATGAAGGGATAAAGATGGATGGAATGGTTCAACAAAACTACAATAAAAAACTATGGTCATCAATGGTACTCTGGAATCTTGGGCATCCTAAAAACAAAAGGATGGATAAGACTCAAGCTAATCACTCTGATGGTTCTTATCTCCATCAATTTGGCTGGTTGGATAATGCTGACATTGGCACTCTACCTCACAGTTGGAACTATGTACCTAGTGTCAGCCCAGATACTAACGTGGTTAAAGCTGTTCATTACAGCCTTGGTGGGCCTTGGCTTAACGATTATAGAGAGACTGAGTATGCCAAAGAATGGCTCAACGAAGTAGAACATTTAAATAGTATAAGAGATAGGTTTACAATATGAGTTACACAATAGTTACATCCTTCAACAAAGAAGGTTACAATAAGTATGCACAAGAAATGCTCAAGACTTTTAAAAAGTATTGGGATAAAGATATACAACTGGAAGCATGGTATCATGACTTTGAATTACCTAAGTCTGCACCCAAGGCTAAGAACATCACATACAAAAACTTAAACGATGACAAAGATATGCTCAACTACAGAGAGAGGATGAGTAAGTATAGTAGTTCTCAAACTGGTAACAAACCTTATGATTGGAAGAGAGATTGTATTAAGTGGTGTCATAAAGTATATGCTTTAACATCATCAGCTCGTAATCATTATGATGATACTGACTGGTTAATCTGGTTGGATGCTGACACAGTAACACACTCTCCTATTACTTCAGACTTTTTAAATAAGGTTTGTTCAGGTGATAAAGATATAGTACATCTAGGAAGAAATGATATAGATTATAGTGAAACTTCTTTCATAGGTATTAACCTACGAAGTATGATGGGTAAAGAATTTCTTGAAGACTTTAGGGGATGTTATGATGCTGGAGAAACTATAGCTTACAGAGAATGGCATGATGGTTTTATCTTTGATAGACTTCTTATTGTCCATAAAGCTCATGGTTTAATAGCCGATAACTTAACTCCAAATGTAAAAGGTATTGATGCCTTTGGTCAGTCAGTATTAAATAAAGTTATGTATCATAACAAAGGCATGAAGAAAGATGGTGATGCATTACCTCCTCGTTATAAATTTGTAGGAGATATGGTTGATTATTATAAACCTAAAACAATTCTAGAGACAGGTACCAATACAGGAGCTCGTGCTATCATGATGATCTCTCATGCACTTAAGCATACTGATTCTGTACACTATATTGGTTATGATTTATTTGAGGATACTACTCCTGAACTAAACCTTAAAGAGTTTAATAATAAACAAGTCTTTACCTTGAAGAAGGCGGAAGAGAAATTAAAAACCTTTGCCTCTACATTAAAAGAAAAAGGAAAGACTCTTACTTATAAACTCTACAAGGGTGATGTTAAAGAAACTCTTAAAGAAAAAATTGATGCTGACTTTGTATTAATAGGTGGTGGCACATCTTATAATACTGTTCATCATACTTATGAGATGCTTAAACATAATGTTCAAATTGTTTTGGATGATTACTTTCGTGCAGATAAAGGAGGTAAGAAACCTGATGAGGAATACTGTGGTGTTAATAAAGTAGTGGAAGAAATTACTTATCCCAATGCTGTACTAGGTAGTAGTGATCCTGCTCTAGGTACAGGCCTTATTGGTTTGGTAGTAGTGAATCATAAGAAAGAAAATATATTCCAACCAAAGGTTCCTATCGTGGTAACTCCTAAAGATAGTATGCCAAAGGAACATATCCTTAAAAACATTAAAGAGAACTTTAAGATACTTCCTAAGTGGATGAATCATAGTTGTATAGCTAATGATGAATCAATTATTCTGGTGTCCGCTGGTCCTTCAGTAGATATAGATCTAATTAAGAAACAGATAGAAGAAAATCCTAAAGCTAAGGTGGTGTGTGTTAAACATTCTTATCCTCTCTTATTGTCTCATGGTATTAAACCTTGGGTGTGTACCATACTAGATCCTAGACCTGTTACTGGTTTGTCTACACATGGTATAGTAAGAACAGATTTATTTAAGACAGTTGATCCTTCTACTTTATTCTTAGTAGCTGGTATGACAGATGTATCTGTAACTAAACTATTAATAGAGAAGCACGCACAGATTATAGGGTGGCACGCATATAGTGAAGCAGTAGTTAATGGAGTTCCTGACTTGGCAAAAGATATAACATGGATAACAGGTGGTACTAATGCTGCTATGCGTAGTGTATCTATCATGCATACTCTAGGCTTCAGAGACTTTAAACTACATGGCTTTGACTTTAGTCTAAGTGAACCGCCTAAAGATCCAGAAAAGTTAGATGAAGAAGGGCAAAAGTCTTTCCTTAAAGTTAATGTAGATAAGGAATCTTTCTGGACTACAGGAGAACTGTTGGCTGGTGCTCAAGATCTAGAAAAGTTCTTTGATACTAGACCTAAAGACATTACTCTTTCTCTACATGGAGAAGGCTTAGGAGGAACTCTATGGAAAACTAATGGTAGTAAGAAGCTATCACCTAACTATAAGGATGTACTATATGGCTGATGTCCTTGACTTTACAGGTAAAACTATTAGTGTTGACAAAGAGACAGGAGATTTAACTCCGACTGGTAAGGCAGAAGCATTGGAAATGATACAGAAATGTGTTACTATGTTACAAGGTAAGATTGATTCTGGTGACATTGAAGGCCTCATAGTCCTTATGTTTGATAAGGATAAGCCTACAATGGATTACTTTGCTGGTTCAATTAAAATGGTAGAGTTGTCATTTACTTTACAGACAATGATACATAAGATACACGCAGATTCTTTAACGACTATGGAGGAATATGATTAATGGAAGAAGTAGGAATGATACAAAAAATTTGGGCAATGGCACCTGAGATAATAGCAACCATCACATCTATAATAACTATAGCTAGTGTGATCATAGCTGGTACCAGAACACCTAATCCAGATTCAGTACTTGGTAAAATGTACAAGGTACTTGAATGGTCGGCTCTTAATATTGGTAGAGCTAAACAAACAGGGAAGGAATAATTCTATGTGGAAAACACCTAGTGTAAAAGAAGTAGCAGTTGGTCTTGAAATTAACTGTTATGCATGTGCAGAAATCTAGTACATGTTTTCTTTTGTATCAGCTCTAGCTAATCTTATTACTAAAATCCTACCTTTCATATTAATGAGGAAGGCAGGAGCTGATGCAGCTATTAAAAAAGGATTTGAAAAAGTTGCAAAACTTAGAAACAAAAAAGATAAACTTAAAGCAGACGTTGCTCGTACTTCCATTAGTGATGTTACTCGCAAGCTGCTTGACAAATGGAAACGTAACGACTGACTCATGTTCGTTGTTAGATCCTATACTAATACATGATGATGATAGACTAACCAATGGTACAGCAAGGCAGATATTAATACACAACGAATCATGGGAGGAACTATGTCAGTAGAATGTAAGTGTGGTAACCCAGAATGTACTGGAGAGGTATGTTTATGTGGTGAGAGTTGTGATTGTAAGACTGACGTTAACAAACAACAGGAGCAAATAAAAGAATGGCTAAACAAAAAGGACTCTATGCAAACATAAATGCCAGAAAGAAAAAAGGTATAAGTCGTACTAAGAAGAAGAGTACTATTAGTGCAAAGGCATATGCAAATATGAAGAAGGGATTCCCTAAACGTGGCAAGAGCTAAGAGCAACATGAAGGGAATGACCATTGGTAGTGGAGCAAAGAGACCTACCAAGAAAGGTGCTGGGCTATCAGCCAAGGGAGTTGCTAAGTATCGTAGGCAGAATCCGGGCAGTAAATTAAAGACTGCTGTTACCAAGAAGAATCCTACAGGTAAAGATGCAGCGAGAAGAAAGAGCTATTGTGCTCGATCAGCAGGGCAAATGAAGAAGTTCCCGAAGGCTGCAAAGAATCCTAACTCAAGACTGAGACAGGCACGCAAAAGATGGAGATGTTAATGACACATAAAGACCTTATAATTAATGCAGCGATTAAACACTTTGAAGCTGAGAGAGATATGGCTGTAGCAAATGCTCAAATATATTTAGATAAGCCTAGTGGTATAGGGGAACATAGTAATGTTGCTCAAGAATTTGTAGCTCAGGTAAAGAAAGTAGCTGAAGCACAAGAAGGATTAGATATAGTGAAAGATTTCTTTGAAGAAGAGTAAGAATCTATTTGCTGGCTGTATGCTGAGCACACAAAAGAAGTCGTATTGTTAGGGTAGTATGGTATACCAACTGTCCTTAGAGGGTACTCCTACCTCATTTATGGAGTAAAAATATGAGGCAGGAGCTATAATTTTATAGAATAGCTTTCAAGTCAGCCTTGTATGCCTTGATTTTCTTATCAATCTCTTTCTTATACTCTTCAAGACTATCTATCTTACCTTCTATATCTTGTTGCCATCTTTTCTCAATAACTTTTTGAGGGACAGCTGGTTGGTCTACATAATAATGAAACATTTGTTTCTCCTTTCCCCACTATATATGGGGATTGGAAAAGCATTTGTCAAGTGTACATGTATACGTAGTCTTTAATAGTCCTACCTTGAAAGGTCATACCTAATTCATCAGAGAGATAAGACATAACAAGATGAGCATCAACACTTGGTTTAATTTCTATGTTGATGACAGGCTTAGTTCTCATGATCGTTTCCTTTGCACCTCTTAGAAAGTTTAGTTCATAACCTTCTATGTCTACCTTCAGATAGTTTATCTTATCCAGTTCGTAAGAGTCAAAGGTCCTCATCTTACATCTATACTTACCTTCTGTTCTTATACTGGCAGTACCACTATTATCTGGTGTATCATAATCAAGGAAGACCACATCCTTTTCATGGTCTCCAAGTGCAGTTTGTATTACTATTACTTTCTCAGGGTGTTGAATGTTTTCCATGAGACAATCAATGTGATCTTGTATAGGCTCAAAACAAATTACTTTATTAAAAACTTTCTCAAGATCTATAGCCCATGTTCCTACATGAGCACCAACATCAACAGCTATGTCATGTTCTTTAACAAAGCTAAGAGAATAATCTCTGTGTTTCTTTTGATACTCAGGGCCTACTGTCTTTAAGTAGTATTGAAAGTGTCTATCATCCTTGGGTAATCTTAAATCCATTACAGTCTTCCTACTCTATGATAAAGGGATAATAACTTTTCTTCTACATCTCTGTTAGGAGGTGATGCATACTTAATATAATAAGTTATCACCTTCCTAATTAATTCAACATCAGCTGAGGCTATTGCAGGTTTACTTTCTTTCATTAATTATCTCCTTCATCTTCTTGTGGAAAATGGTTGCCATTTGATTTTATTTCTTGTACATTTACTTTATAGTAATGATATTTACCTCTCCATTTTCTTTTAAAATAAAGATGCCCATGTACCAATTTATCTTCTCCTACTCTATTAGAAGTAGAACCATAAACTATTTGGTGATCTTTATTTCTATCTTGAATGTTACCTCCACTTAAAACTTTTCTTCCATCAACAA